AATGCTGTTACTACTGCAAAAATTACTGACCTAAACGTAACAACAGCAAAGATAGCCGATAGTGCTATTACCTCTGCTAAAATTGCTGACGGCACAATTGCTACTGATGATATAGCAGACTCTGCTATTACTAGTGGTAAGATAGCAACTGGTGCAGTAGGCACAGTTAAAATTGATGACCTATCAATTACTACTGCTAAGATTAATGATAGCGCAGTAACTGCTGCTAAGATTGGCACAGATGCTGTAACTACAGCCAAGATTCAAGATGGCGCAGTCACAACTGGTAAGATTGCAGATGGAACAATTGTCAACGCAGACATCAATGCTTCTGCAGCAATTGATAAGACTAAGATTTCAGGTACAGCAATTACTGCTGGTGATACAGGCACCGTTACTTCAACAATGATTCTTGATGGAACGATTGCAAATGCTGATGTATCAGCAACTGCTGCTATTGCTAAGACCAAGTTAGACCTTGGTGGAACTATTACATCCGCTGACATAGTAGATGGAACTATCGTTAATTCTGACATTAACGCATCTGCCGCTATTGCTCTATCTAAGTTGGCAGTAGACCCACTAGCACGTGCTAACCACACTGGTACACAGACAGCCTCAACTGTTTCAGATTTTGATACACAGGTAAGAACATCTCGCTTAGACCAAATGGCTGCACCTACCGCTTCAGTTGCATTAAATGCTCAGAAGATTACAGGTCTTGCTGACCCAACCAATGCTCAAGATGCAGTAACCCTTAACTATATTACAACTCAAAAGGGTGCTAATAATGGTATTGCCTCCCTTGATGGTTCTGGATTAATTCCTACCAATCAGTTGCCTGCATTAGCAATTACCGAAACATCAGTAGTTGTTTCACAAGCAGCAATGCTTGCACTCACCGCACAGGTTGGTGACGTTGCAGTCCGCACAGATGTTAACAAATCATTTATTCTTACAGCATCTCCTGCTACCACATTGGGCAACTGGCAAGAGTTATTAACTCCAACAGATGCAGTCCTATCTGTTGATGGTAATACTGGTGCTATTAGTCTTTCAGGTACATATTTAAATAGAACAACAGGTCAATTACTGGGTAACCTAGATGCCAATAACTTTAAAGTAACTGGACTAGGAACTCCTACAAGTAATGCTGATGCCGCTACTAAAGTTTACGTAGACACTGTGGCTGGTTCTGCTACTGCTGCTGCAGCCTCCGCTGCTGCCGCTGCTACAACCTATGATAACTTTGATGATAGATACTTAGGCGCTAAATCAACAGCCCCATCTGTAGATAATGATGGTGATGCACTTCTTGAAGGTGCTATTTATTGGAACTCAGTAGATAATGCTATGTATGCTTGGACGGGTTCTGAGTGGGGTTCAATCTCTTCAACTGCAGAAATCTACCGCTTCCGCTTTACTGCTGCTGGCGGAGAAACAACAATCTCTGGTCTAGATGATAACGGACTAACACTGTCATACCTTCCAGGTAAAGAGCAGGTATACCTTAACGGTGTACTCCTAGTCCGTACTACAGACTACACAGCATCTAATGGTTCTAGCCTTACATCTCTTGCAGCCTTGGCTGCCAGCGACATCCTAGAAGTAATTACATTTACATCTTTTGAAGTTGCAGATGCAATTGCTCGCACAGTCTTTGATGCTAAGGGTGACATACTAGTAGGAACTGCTGCAGATACCGTTGGTAAGTTAACACTAGGAACAAATGGATATTTCCTCAAGGCTGACTCATCTACAGCAACAGGTTTAGCCTGGGGTGCGGTAGTAACTAATCCTTTAACTGGAACTGGTGGAGATGCTGGTGACACTATATTTACAGGAACAACAACTCCATCTTCTCCAACAACTGGAGATATTTGGTTTGATGCAGTTCCTTCAACTCAACCAGACTTAACAATTATGACAATAATGGGAGCGTACTAATATGCCAGTAAAAAGATATAATGGAACAGACTGGGAAGTAATTGCTGGTGATGGAGTAGTCGGAGCACAAGGTCCCGCTGGTACCAATGGTACTAATGGCACTAATGCTGGTATGGAACTATTGTCAACGACAACTCTATCAGGTGCAACAACTACAATAAGTTCAATCAGCACATCATATAAACATTTAATGATACTAATTGAAAATGCTTACGCTGGTGGAAACATAGATTTAGGTATTCAATTTAATTCTGATACTAATTCTAATTACGCTTTCTGGGGTGTAGATACTATCAATGGAAGTTTGAATGGTCGTGGAAGTTTAAACACAACTGAAATAATTTTAAACAACTCTAACCCTTCAGGTAACCAAGGTAAAAATAATGGTTACGCTATAATTCATCTACCACGATATGCAGTCACAAGCGGAAATCAACTTATGACTGCTCAATATATTGGTCGCTATGCTTCAGGTTATTCAGGTGGTAATTTTACTGCTACTTATGCTAAGTCAGCAGCCATAACATCAATCAGTCTGGATGCTGGTAACAACACCTGGACTGCTGGAACTGTCTATATCTACGGAGTAAACTAATGACTAAACCAATGATAAGAATACACAACTCTGAAACTAACGAAATAATTGACCGTGAAATGACGGATGTTGAGTTTGATATTTATGAAGCAAGACAAGCAGAAATAACTGCAAGAGCAGAAGCAGAAGCAACAAAAGCAGCATCAAAGGCTGCCCTTTTATCACAACTTGGCATCACCGAAGAACAAGCAAGACTTTTATCCTAACTAACAACGAAAGGTAGTAACTAATGGCTACAACAACTAAGGCTCTGGTTCGTACAGCAGCAGCAACATCTGTTGCAACTCTATACACAGTCCCATCAGCAACAACTACAGTAATTACTAACATAGCAGTGGCTAATACCGCTGCTTCTGCTGGTACATTTACTCTACTTCTTGATGATGTTGACCTACATACAACTACTGCAATTGCAGCAAACTCAACTATATATATTGATTTAAAACAAGTTCTTGCAACAACTAAGACTATTAAAGGGTTTGCATCAGCAACAACAATTGACTTTCACATTAGCGGAGTGGAGATAGCGTAATGGGTATAGCAGTAATTCCAGCCGCTGGTGGCGGCGTAACTCAAAAAGTACAAGAATTTACTTCATCAGGTAGTTGGACTGCTCCATCAAATGTAACAACAGTAGAGTTGTTTCTTATTGCTGGTGGCGGAGGTGGTTCAGGAAGTCGTTCAAGCGTTTACGCAGGAGGTGGCGGTGGTGGTGGTGGATTTGTAAAACAAGCCATTACAGTAACTCCTGGAACTACATACACTATTACTTTAGGTGCAGGTGGTGCAGGTGGTTCTGGAGGAACATCTTCAACCCCTGGAACCAATGGTTCCAACTCTACTTTTGGTGGGCTTGCTACCGCAATTGGCGGCGGTGGTGGTGCAACAGGCTCCTCATCTGCAGCAGGTAAAACAGGTGGTTGTGGTGGTGGTGGTGGTGCTTACACTGGTGGCGCTGGCGGTGGCGGTGGCATAGGAGGACAAGGCGGAGACGCTGTTGTAAGGGTTAGTAGTGGTAATACTTCTACTGCTGAAAATGGTGGCAGAGGTCAACAAGGTGGAGCAGGTGGTTCTGGAAATCGTGGAACAAACGGTGATATTCAATCAGGTGCTGGTGGAATTGGAATAGAGGGTCGCGGCGGTGGCGGTGGTGGTGGTAATCAAAACACCATAAAAATTGGGGGTGGAAGTTCAGGCGGTGGTAGTGGTGGTACTGGCGATGGCTCTAATGGAGACTCTGCTACAGGCGGTGGCGGAGGTGGCGCTGGCGCTTCAGGAAACAATAATGGTGGTACTGGTGGTTCTGGTTATTGCCGTATTACTTATTGGTCATAAGGAGAATATATAATGGAAAAATACTACGCGTTTCTTAAAGACAATCGTGTCCAACAGGTTGCAGTTTTTTCATCACAAGATGATAAGTTAGCAAACTTAGTAAAGCAAGAAATGGACTATGATAACTTTATATTCCTAAATGAAAACCCTCCAGAAGTTTGGTCTACTTATGATGGCTCAGTATTTACTAAACCTACTGATGAGTATTTAGTATCTATTGGGGTTTTAACTTTATTAGAACCAGAGGCAACCGATGAGTAAAGCAAGAGACCTAGCAAACGCAGGTACCGCTTTAACAACCGTATCAGCAACAGAACTTGGTTACCTAGATGGTGTTACTTCTGCTGTTCAGACACAGATTAATACTAAGGCTCCATCTACTACACCTACACTTACAGCCCCATTAGTAGTCAGCCCAGAGGAACGTATGACAGTATCTGCTACAGCAGCAACTGGAACTATTAACTTTGATGCTGACACACAGGGTGTCTTGTATTATACATCTAATGCTTCTGCTGACTGGACTCTCAATGTTCGTGGCTCATCAAGTACAACCATTAACTCTAAGTTGGCTACAGGAGATTCAACGACTGTTGCGTTTTTGGTAACCAATGGTTCTACTGCATACAAGCACTCAGCCCTGACTATTGATGGTTCAGCACAAACGGTTAAGTGGTCTGGCGGAACAGCACCTGCTGCAGGTAACGCATCTGCTATTGATGCCTACTCATTTACAATTATTAAGACTGACTCAGCGACTTATACAGTCCTTGGTGCTGGTCCAATCAAATACTCTTAAGGAGACATAATGCCATTATTTAGTCCTGTATCTGCAGGAGGAATTGGTAAGGCTACGGTAACTGCTACTACTGGTTCACCTACAGTTGATACTACGTCTCGCCCAGGCAAAACTATCTATAAGTTTAACAGTTCTGGTTCTATTACTATTGGAACTGCTGGTACTGTAGAGTGTTTAGTTGTTGGCGGCGGCGGCGCGGGTGGAAGCATTACTAGTGGTGGATATGGTGGTGGCGGTGGTGGTGCAGGGGGAGTCATTTACTCTGCTTCACAATATTTATCAAGTGGAAGCCAGACAATAACTGTTGGTGCTGGAGGAAATTCTAGCCCAGATAGCAATGGTATTGGCGAAAATGGTAATGCGAGTTCCATTGGTGCTGTAATAACAGCAGCAGGTGGGGGTGCTGGTGCGTGTGACTGGAATGGTGGCAACCTTTACAGGGGACGCAATGGCGGTAGCGGTGGTGGCGCTATGAATGTTGGTTATACAGCATTTGGAAGCGGTATTACTGGGCAAGGATTTAATGGTGGCAGTGCTAATGCTAATCACGGTGGGGGCGGTGGCGGAGCATCCGCTGTTGGTGTAAACGCAACAAGTTCAAAAGCAGGTAATGGCGGAGCAGGATACACAACATCAATTACTGGTTCATCTGTTACATATGGTGGAGGCGGAGGTGGTGGTGGTTTTACGGCACAAGGAACTGGTGGCTCTGGTGGCGGAGGCAATGGTGGAGGTTCACCTACTGACGGTACTGCAAACACTGGTGGCGGTGGTGGTGGAAAAGGAACCGCAGCCAATATAGGCGCCAATGGTGGCTCTGGCGTAGTTATTATAGTAACTGGCTAACTTACGAGTCTATTATAGGGGTGGTATAATCCAGTATGGATAAAACATATCATTTTCTAGCAGGACTACCACGAAGCGGTAACACACTTCTATCTTCAATACTTAATCAAAACCCAAATATTTATAGTAGTCCACTAAGTCCAGTTCCTGAGTTAATATGGAACTATAAAGGTTCATATTATACTGAAGCAATAAATCGCAATAAAGACAATAAAATTAAAGCCGATATATTTTTATCTTCTTTTATAGATAACTTTTACAAAGATGTAAAGAAACCAATAGTAATTGATAGAGAAAAAGCGTGGGGTACTCCTGCTAACTTGGCTTTAATAAAAGAATACATAACACCAACTCCTAAAATTATATTTACGGTACGTGATATATTAGACATTCTTGCTTCTTTTGTTAAGATGGATGCTAATTATTTAAAAACAAATACTGCAAACAGTGGAAGTTTTCATCTTAACTATCGTTCAGAAAAAGACTCTGTAGTGGAACATTTAATGTCAGACTATGGAGATATAGACAAGGCTTTACTTTCTTTATCCTCTGCTTTTTTGCCAGAAAATAAAGGTGTGTTCCACATTGTGGAGTATAACGATTTAGTTCTTAAGCCAGAAGAAACAATGTCTGGTATCTACAAATTCTTAGAGTTACCTGAGTATGAGCATAACTTTAAGAAGATTGAAAAAGTAGAAGTAGATGATGATGAGTCAATGGGATTGCCAAAAAATCTACACGATGTAAGAAAAAGTATATCTAATTCTACAACAAGTACAGACATATTATCAGATTACATAAAGCACAAGTATTCTAATATGGAGTTCTGGCGCAAAGATTCTTTAATGAAAGTTAAAGGAAAAGATTTTTAATAAAGAATATAAACAACAAAGAACCCACTTCGGTGGGTTTTTTTATTAGGAGGCATAGTGGCGTTTCGTGATATTACCGAAGGTGACGATAATGTATGGGCACTTGCTGGCGATGGGTTCCCTATTGCTCGTGGTATCGCAGACATTGGCGTTGCAACAACTGCTGGTCTCTGGCAAAACACTGATGTTGCCTACGATGTAGCCCTTGGTGGACTTCCATTTATTTATGCAATTAGTGATGCACGTCCCTACACACGTCAGACTGCACCCTTTCGTAAAGACCAGTTTGACAATGGAGCAGAACCAGGTGAGCAATCACTTACTGGTTGGTGGTTAAGAAGCCAGTCATCATTCCACTCTGGTCAAGGTATTAAGTTCTATGACCCATCTGCTGGTGAGACAGTTGCCCATAGGTATACAGATAGCAAGGGTGTCAACGTCTGGAGTAAAGGACAAGTAACCTTACTTAAAGATACTGCTACTACACACTTTACAACTGGTCCAATACAGGCAAATGGTAAACCATTTCAGATTGCTCGCTCTATTGAGTATGGTGGAACTAATGGCGTTCTATTATGGGATGAGTTTGATGTAGATAAAATTGCAGAAGACGGTTCTATTACACACTTTATTGATTACGCTTCTGGAAGTGAGTACCCTGTTCAGGCTATATGTGATGACGGCACCTATGCTTACTGGATTGTTAATGTTTTAAACAGTGGAACTCCAAGATTACGTGTATACAAAAAACTATTAACTGGTGTTTCTGGTGCTGGTGATACGCTTATGATTAGCGATAATAGTATTACTGTAACTACTGCAATAATGGAGTATGTAAAAGACCGTATTGTTATGTGTATTAACAATAAGATATATGAAATATCATCATCAGCAACTGCCCTTCCAACTCCTGTATATACACATAGTGATACTGATATTGTATTCTCAAGCATTACTGCTTCTGGTCCAGCCATCTATGTATCAGGTTACAGTGGCACTCAGTCCAGCATATTCAAGTTTACTCTTAGTACTGCTGGTGTTATGCCAACTCTTACTACTGCTATTACTGCAGCAGAGATGCCAGTTGGTGAAATTGTCCACAGAATTTTTTACTACCTAGGTTATATGATGATAGGTACTAATAAGGGAATCCGTGCAGCGGTAGTTTCAGACCAAGACGGTTCTATTAACTATGGTCCACTTATTGTGGAAACAACTCAACCTTGCTATGACTTTGCAGCACGAGACAGATTCGTATGGTGTGCAACTGGTGTAGACGGAGCACCTGGAGTTATCCGTATTGACCTTAGCAATGAGATAGAGCCTTTACGCTTTGCCTATGCCAATGACTTGTATGTCAGCGGAACTAGTGGATACAACACAACAACCTGTGCATTTGCTGGTACAACAGAGCGATTAGTATTTGCTACCACAGCAGTTAATGCTGGCTCAGTGAGCAATAAAGCACTTACATCTGACGTAGCAACTCTTACTACATCTGCAGTACACGGCTTAGCCATTGGAGATGAGGTATGGGTAGAAGGCGTTGACGCCACATTTAATGGCAAGTACACAGTTACTGGCGTCCCAACAACTACAACATTTACCTATGCCAAAGTTAATGCTAACGTAACATCTGCTGCCGTATCACCTGTTGGTAAGGTTAACAAAGTAGGTAGCATTAACATTGAAGCAAGTGCAACACTGACTTCTACTGGATACTTAACTACAGGCTACATCCGATACGGAACTCTTGAGCCTAAGAACTTCAAGCGTCTTCTTGGACGCGGAGACTTTGCCTTTGGTTCTCTAATCTTAGAAACTGTAGACAAGAACGGTGTTGAGTACGACCACATTACCTATGACTCAGGCGTTGAAGGTGTTGAGGTTACAACTAACAACCCACAGAGTGCACAGGAATATGTGGCTTACAAGTTTATATTAAATCGTGATGCAACAACTACCTCAAAGGGTCCAGTCTTCAAGGGATACCAAGTTAAAGCAACGATTGCTACTCCACGCCAGCGTGTAATTCAATTCCCAGTTTATTGTTTTGATGTAGAAACTGACCGTTACAATGTGGTAACTGGTTATGAAGGACGTGCCTCAGAGCGCATCCTAAGACTAGAAGATATAGAAGAAGGTGGAGACGTAGTTAACTGGCAAGATTTATCTACCCAGGAAATTCGTCAAGCCGTAATTGAACAAATCACATTTACTCGTATGACTCCGCCTGACAAAAGATTTGATGGCTTCGGAGGCATACTTACTATAACCGTCAGGACCGTGTAATGACAGCAGCAGATTGGGCTGGGCTTATTGTCTCAGTCGCAACAATAGTAATTAGTTTCGGTGCAGCAACTCGTTGGTTAGTTAAACATTACCTTGATGAGTTGAAGCCGAATGGGGGCAACAGTTTGAGGGACTCCGTGAACACCAACACCGAGAGGCTTAACCGAGTTGAACAAAGAGTTGACCAAATCTACGTCCTATTATGTGAGAGTAAGAAATAGTTTAGCAGCCTGTTTTATTGCTTTTAATTTATTATTTTTAGTACCCGCATCTTATGCTCAAGATGGATTAACTGCAGAGGTTTATGATGTAGTAGGTCAGAACAATGCGCCAGTATTACCAGAGGGGGCAATCCCTGTCTTGGTTACACAAGTTGACAATGTTGACTTTAACTGGGGTGGTGGTCAGATTCTTGGCTCTGGATTATCAGAGGATGTAATCGTTAAGTTGACTGGAGACTTTACTCCTATATCAACTGGCACTACATACATAACAGCACCCGCAGATGATGGAGTAAAACTTTATCTTGATGGTGTTGAGTATATCAATGACTGGTATGACAAAGGTGGAGGCGGTTCAACCGCAGATGTACCAACCACAGAAGGCACACCTATGGTCATTGAAATGTGGTACTACGAAAATGGTGGCGGAGCCAATGTAAAACTTATGTGGTTTACTGACAATGGATGGGAAGTAATTCCTGCATCTGCATTTGTAGAACCTATTGCTCCAAGTCCCACTCCAGAGCCTGAACCTGTAGAACCAGAACCTACTCCTGTGGAGCCTATTCCTGAACCTGTTGAGTCTGAACCTGTGGAACCTGAGCCTGTTGTGCCAGAGCCAACTCCTGTTGAGCCTGAACCAACTCCTGTTCCTGTTGAGCCAACTCCAGTTGTAGTGCCACAACCATCTCCTGAGCCTGTGACACCCCCAGTGTATATCCCAGAACCAGAGATAGTAGAGACACCGATAGAAGAACCAGAAACTCAACCATTACCTACTCCAGAACCTGAGCCAGAGCCAGAACTTGAGCCTGTCCCAGTTGAACCTGAGCCTACGCCAGAACCTATTGAACCAGAACCTATCCAACCTGAACCTCCTGTAGAAGAAACCGAAGAACCAATAGTACAGGCAGATGAGATTGATTTGGAAACATTGGAACCAGACACGCCAGTTGAATTATCTAATGGTGTAGTGGTTACAGCAGAAGTAGCAATAGCAATTCAATTATTAGAAGACCCAGCAGCATTGCTTCAAGAATTATTCACAGACCCAGCAGCAGCCTTTGCTGCACTTGGTTCAGTAGGGGCGGATATGACTGAAGAAGAGCGAGAAGAATCTGAAAAGGTAATCATCGCAGCAGTCATTGCAGGAAACATAGCCACAACCGCATCTATCTCAGCAGCATCAGCAGGTGCTGTAACCAGGAGGAAACCATAATGAAGAAGTTCTTTTCAGATATTGCCAACCAACTCTGGACACTACTAGGAATGTTTATTGCCTGGGTAGTTCTTGAGGGGTCAGCCAAGACGGTGGTTGGTTATGCAATAGGTATCTCTCTAATTGTATGGAGCGTTACCTTCCCTCTAAGAAACCCGAAGGACGAAGAATGAAAACACTTAAGCAAGTAATGATGAGAATTTTTGCTGTAATTGCAGCAGAGTCTCTTGGAGTAATTGGTGCTGGCTCATTAGTTGGTATTGAAGTATGGCAAGCAGCAACACTAGCAGGTGCACTAGGTGCAGCACGTGTACTTGAGGCTCTAGCCCGTTTCTATCTAGCAGACGGAAGCCTGACAGCAGAAGAAATCAACGAAGCCTTTGCTAAGGTAGATAAGAAAGCGAGTGCATAATGGGACAAAGAGCAGACTTTATTGCAGTAGCACAAGGTGAACTTGGTGTTATTGAAGGTCCTAAAGATAACGAAACAAAGTACGGCGCATTTACAAAGGCTAACTTTCAGCCTTGGTGCGGTTCATTTGTGAACTGGTGTGCCAATGAAGTTGGATTAAAGATTCCTAACTGTGTGTATACACCAGGAGGGGCATCAGTATTTATGAAGAAGAACCAATGGGAAAAGGCAAGTGATACAGCACAACCACTGCCAGGAGACATAGTGTTCTTTGACTTTCCTAACGATGGAGTTGACCGCATTTCCCACATTGGGATTGTTGTCAAAGACAACGGAGATGGAACAGTCACCTGTATTGAAGGCAACACTGCCCCAGATAAGAAGGGTGACCAGCGCAACGGAGGGCAAGTATGCCTAAAGGTGCGTGCGTTTAAGAAGAAGAATGGCTCCAAACTACGCAAGTCACAAGCAGTGACTATCGTTGGTTTTGGTAAGCCAGTATTCAAATCATAAGGAGAAAAAAATGAAGGCAAAACTAATCGCAATCGCTAGCACTTATTTTCGTGCAGCATTCGCAGCAGTGACAGCACTATACCTTGCAGGAGAGACAGACCCAAAGGCTCTGGCTTCAGCATTTGTAGCAGCAATCGCTGGTCCAGTACTTAAGGCTCTTGACACCAATAGCCCTGAGTTCGGACGTGGAAGTAAGTAACCTAGAGTACCGATTAAACGCCTTCTGAGGCGCTTTTAAGACACTTAGACCCCTGTTTGTAGGCAATCCCTACAGATGGGGGTCTTTTTGTCATTTCTTCTGGAGCCAGACTTGGTAATCCTTGGACAATAATTCATACTCGCCAGTATATTTGGCAAGGAAATCATCTATCGCTGGCTTAGGTGTTGTGTGTGGAGGTAGGTCTTCTCCCCATCTGTAATCATCAAAGGCTAAGATTCCATTGGGCTTAAGGATTGACCAACAAGCCTCAGCATCTTCTGCCACAACCTTGGCTGTGTGGTCTCCGTCTATGTAGATGAAGTCGTAGGAATCCCTGAGGTTAGGTAAAGCGTACTCAGACTTAGAACAGATAGATAACAAATTGTTATACTTTTCTGTGCGCTGGTTGTAGTAAGCCTGAACACCTGAGAATGAAATGAGTTTATGTTCACGCTCATCTGAGCCTTCCCAAGTATCTATATCTGTAAGGGTAGATGATGGGTCGGTTAGAATATTATCAAGTAACCAGACAGAAGCATCACCTGTGTATGCACCAATCTGTAGGAACTTTAAGTTAGGTTGACCAGCCAGTTGGGTTAGATGATTCTCAAAATTGTACTGTTGACCTGCAAACCAATTAGGAAATGTCATTCTGTTATCACCGCATTCAGTAGGTAAGGTTCAAGTGCAGAGTAGTTTGCATCCACAACTAGGTCACGTTCCTGCGTATCTCCGCGTATGTGCCAGCGTGGTATCAAGTGAGCCAAGTCCTTGACTGGGATGATGGCTGAGTTGTCAGAGAAGCGGAATAGAATCCTGTGGAAAACTCCAAAGCCCTCTGTGTGTGGTGGAGCAATCATTAACTTCTGTAGTTTCTGAAATGGAAAGACTGCACCATTGGCTATCTCTGAGCGTAACCACTTGACCTCTAGGTCGCCAATGTAATTCTCCCTGCCGTTACCCCAGTCGTGGTTGATGTGGTAGTCGGAGAAGTAGAATCTTGGAGTTGAGTATAATTTCCACTCAGGTTTGATTTGTCTCAGGGCAGACTCAGTTGCCCGTTCTCTGTCGCCATCACCTGCGACTTGCCGAATAGGTTCCAATTTGCATTCTCCTGTCAGTCGTGTATAATTAATTATATAATAACATAATTAATATATATAGGCGCTAAGGCGCCATATAATATATATAATAATTATATATTATATATATACATTCAACTGAATATTAGATAGTTCTCTTGTGTTGAGTACTCTCCTGTCCTCCACAGGAGGACTATCTAACATTATTAGACAGGAGTAAATATGTTCAACAAAGAAATTAATGAATTAATTACTGAACTTACTGATGCAATCTATCTTCTGACAGAAAATATTGTTTCACTTAAAGAAGACATTGCTGAATTAACTTCGGAATTACTTGATGATTAAACTTGACTCATACGAATTACCAGCACACGTTTCATACTCAGCCTTCACTACATTTCTAACCTGCGGTTATCAGTATTACCTAGGTAGGTTACTTCAAGTACCTGAAGAACCTAGCATTTGGTCTGCAGGTGGACGAGCATTTCACTACGCAGCAGAATTGTATGACCTAGAAAATGAATGAACTCTGGGAAAAGGCTTGGGCTAAAGAAACTGAAGGATTAGATTTAACTACTGCTCGCAGAGCAGGACGTGCTACTAAAGAAAATCCAAACAAAGAAGATGCTGTTTGGTGGAATACACAAGGTTCCAAGTGGGTAGATAACTACATTGCTTGGCGCAAGAATAATCCTAACTGGAAAATCTGGACAACCCCACAAGGTGCACGTGCCATTGAGTTGGAGTTGAATCCAGTGATAGCGGGAGTTCCAGTTAAGATGTTCATTGATAGAATCTTTGAGGTTAACGGACAACTTGTGATTGTAGACCTCAAGACATCAGCACGTCGTCCTGCCTCTGACCTACAACTTGGCTTCTACAAAGTGGGAGTTGAGATGATGTTGGGGGTAGAAGTCAATCTCGGAAACTACTGGATGTCTCGTGAATCTGGGACAGGAGAGATGATTAACCTAAGTAGATATACCCAAGACACCCTTGAATATTTCGTGGATGGCTTTGATAAGGCTCGCAAGGCTGGTATATTTCTACCGAACCTACAATCGTGCAGTTACTGTGGACTCACAGAGCACTGCCAATTTACGAAGGATAAATAATGACAACAGAAAACTGGAAGTTACAAGTATCAGTTAAGTCACCTAATGGTGATTTGATTAACGTCCGTGCTAATACTGCGGATGAACTAAGCGTTCTACTTGAGGGTCTAGCAGACTACTCAACACAGATTGCTGCAACATCTAAGGCGGTAGCAGCGGCATATACCGTACTCCCTTTATCAACTGGCGCTTCCACACAAGACACAACGCCAGCGCCATTCTCGTCAGCGCCCCAGGCGCCAACAGCATCACCTACGGGTGGGTTGAGCAATCCAACTTGCGTGCACGGAGCACGAATCTTCCGCCAGGGAGTGAGCAAGACAACGGGGAAACCTTACGCATTCTGGGCGTGCCCAACACCACAGGGAACACCAGACCAATGCAAGCCAGCAAACTAGTTCAACAAGAACTAGAATAAGAATTGGTTGAGGGGTAGTTATTAGGGGAAGGTGATTACCCCTCTTCCAACTTAAGACAGGAGACGCACGTGAAAACTTTAGTAAGAAGTATCGGAAGGTCAGACATAGGTGGAGAGCCTTTGCCCTCTGTCTTCAAAACATTTGATGCAAATAAAATTATATTTCGTAGAGCAGAAGTCTCTATGCTTGCAGGTGTACCAGGAGTAGGTAAGTCAACTCTTGCATTAGCGTTAGCATTAAAGATGAGAGTGCCTACTCTGTACATATCTGCAGATACCAATGCCCACACTATGGCTATGCGTATTGCTTCAATGATTTCAGGTAAGAATCAGACAGATGTAGAACTACTAATGGCTAATGATGTTGGTTGGACTAAGGCTATTCTTGAGAAGAGTAACCACATTGTCTGGTCATTTGATTCAAGCCCTACATTGCAGGATATTGACGAAGAAGTTCAAGCCTTTGAAGAACAATGGGGTTGTCCTCCTACTGCAATCTTTGTAGATAACCTAATGGATATTGCCACAGATGGTGGCGAAGAGTTCGCATCTATGCGTGCAATTATGAAGGAGTTAAAGTATCTTGCTCGTGCAACTAACGCTGCTATTATTATTCTTCATCATACTTCTGAGGGTGTTATGGGTAATCCTTGCCAACCCCGTTCTGCACTTCAAGGTAAGGTGGCACAACTACCTGCTCTCATTTGTACTCTGGGTGTTGTTGGTACTTCTATGGCTGTTGCTCCTGTCAAGAATAGATACGGGCGTGCCGATGCCAATGCAAACCTAACTTGTTGGCTATCATTTAACCCTGAGTATATGTATATGGAAGACATACCAGAGAATGGATAAGAAATGATAAGAGAAGAAGAAGACGATATGACGCAAGAGATGCGTGCATTTGTCCTACTTGAAATGAAACAAGAGACTGCTAAGTTGATTCAAAAGATTGAGTCAGCAAAGGTACCAGTTACTGATGAGTGGACTGAAGGCGTTAACGCTGGTTTAGGCTGGGCTGTTCGCATTCTAAGCAAGGACAAGAGTGCAACCTAGTGGCTAATCCTAATGGGCGCAAGGGCGCACAGTTTGAAACAGATGTAATGAAATGGCTCCGCAAGATGGGTGCTATGGCAGAGCGTCTGACTAAGGCTGGCGCAAAGGATGAAGGTGATATGGTTGTAATGATTGCAGGTCAGTCATACATCTTTGAACTTAAAAACCGTGCGACATTATCTTTGCCAGAGTTTTGGCGAGAAGCAGAAGTAGAAGCAGTTAACTATGCTAAGGCTAGAGGAATTAAAGATGTTCCGTTGCACTATGTAATAGTTAAAAGAAGAAACTCTGGTATTGAAAACGCTTGGGTGATTCAAGATTTAAACCAATGGATGAAGGAGAAGACAGGAGATGTTAAAAATTGACAATGACCTACCAAGTATCAGAGAAGTTCTTATCCACTACGGAGCAAGTGTACGACAAGGCAACGGGCAAGTTAATCTCAAGTGCCCTTTCCATTCCGACACGCACCAATCTGGAAGTGCGAATCTCAACGATAACATATTCATCTGCTTCGCCTGTGGAATGCAAGGTAACAGTTTACAAATTATCGCACAACGAGAAGGGGTAAACATCCGTGAAGCAAAGTCAATCGCAGAAGGATTTACTACGCAAGGCAACAACCAAGTACGCGGGAAACATCTTTCAGGCTCAAGATTACCTAGCAAGCAGGGGAATACCAATAGAAGCAGCACGTCTGGCGCAATTAGGCGTAGTCGCGGAGCCTGAGATTGGTCACGAACAATATGCTGGAAGACTTTCAATCCCTTACATCACTAAGACTGGTGTTGTTGACTTAAGATTTCGTTCACTTAACCCTGCTGTTGAGCCTAAATATATGGGTTTGACAGGTGCTGAAACCAAGATGTACAACGTCCTAGATATTGATAGGGCTGGTGATTTCATTGGTGTATGTGAAGGTGAACTAGATACAATTACTATGTCTAGTTGTATTGGTATACCCTGCATTGGTGTACCTGGTGCCAACAGTTGGAAGAAGCATTACACAAGATTGCTTGCTGACTTTGAACGGGTATTTATATTTGCAGATGGTGACCAACCAGGCACAGAATTTGCACGTAGTTTGGCTAGAGAGTTACCAGTAACAATCGTCCAACTCCCCGAAGGCGAAGACGTAAACAGTATGTACGTGTCAAACGGGGCACACTACTTTAGGGATAAGATTGAAGTAAAATAATTGGACTACGATTTTGGCGATGAGCCACACAATTACTGCAATGAATGCGACACCCAGTTTGACGATTCGTTTGAGTTAATAGACCACTTGTTAGAAGATGATGAAGAGTTTGACCCTTACTACTTACTACCTAATGCATTTAAACTTCACTTAGGTTCTCTGCTAAGGTTTATGTATATTCACGCAGATGAACCAGAACAGATTAGGATGATTACCCAGTCAACCTACGTGACTTTGTTTGCTGCGGAGAATGGCTATGACTTAGTAGATGAACTGGTTGAGGATATGATTGTCAAGTCTGCGGTGCAGAATATAGATGAAGAGATAAGAAAATTACTATCAAAGGACACTAATGAAGAAGGCGGAGAGTGAAGAGATATGGCAGATTATAACCCATCTGGTAGGACAAGGCTTGAACGTCAAGACATACAAAGTGGAGGACAAAACCTTGGTTCTAACAATTCACGTTCCGATACTAACTGGGCAGAGTTTGAACTAAATGTAAGAGATGTGATGCTTGAACTGGGTGACTTGCTCATCAAAAAGCACAAGGATTATGGACCAAAGAACATCAGCAACTCTCCCTATGGTGCTACCAATGGTCTTGTTGTGCGTATGTGGGACAAGATTGCACGCATTGTAAACCTTACTAAAGACGGCAAGAAGATAAGTGCAGAGAATGAACCCCTTGAGGATTCCTTCAAAGACATAGCAAACTATGGTATAATTGGGTTACTCGTGCTTAGAGGGAAGTGGGATAATTGATTGAAAGAACAAGAGTTATTTGACTGGCTTAAGTCAGAACATTACTCGGATTTAGAGCACTCCCCCAATGAGTTTGATGCCTTTGATTGCACAACACACGAACATAAGATGTTCATTGAACTTAAATCACGCAAGACTCACTACCCATCCCTGCTTATAGAGAAAATAAAGTTTGACTTCTTGCTTGAGCAAGCACGCTTGCTACAATATGAACCATATTATATTAACTACACACCAGAAGGTGTCTTCTCTTTCCATCTTCACGCCATTGGAGAGATAGACTGGCAAGATAAATGGTTACCAATTACTACTGAGTTTGCTAATAAGAATAATAAGATGAAGATGGTTGGCTTTATTCCTATTGAAGTTGGGGTTAAACTCTGATGGAATGGGAACGCATACAACGCTGGGAATATATAGTTGATGCTGTTGCTTCTGAGTATCACAGGAAGTTTAACATTGACGCTGAGGATATACGCCAAATATTATTTCAATGGTTTGTTGAGCACCCAAATAAGTTAGATACTTGGGAGGCTATCGGTGAGAAGGATGCGAAGAACTTAATCTATCGTAGCCTACGCAATCAAGCATTAGATTATTGTCAGGCTTGGAAGGCTAAGTCTGGTGGGTATGAGACATCCGATTTGTTTTATTATGAAGGCGATATGGTTGAGGCTTTGTTGCCCTCTGTAATCAGAGGTGAAATGAGTATCACTCAGAAGTTAAACCTTGCTGGTGGTGGCAGACCCTCTGCTCCCTCTGAAGGTGGCAACCTTATGGCTATGATGATTGAGATTGATGCTGGCTATTGGAAGTTACCTAAAGATGACAGGAAGTTATTATTCCTACGCTATGCAGAGACAATGGACTTCGGTGACATCGCAAGTGAAATGGAATTAGGTTCAGAAGATACTGCACGTATGAGACACAAGCGTGCAATACGCAAATTAATCAATAAAATAGGGGGTTTTAAGCCCTATCGTGATGAAGACTTTGAGAGTAATAACCAAGAAGAAGACAAATAAAAACCCCCTCCGAAGAGGGGGCTTCTATCTATTAGATTAATGACCACCGCAATCACAACATAACTTACAAAATTCTTTACGGTATTCACATTGGTCACTAACACCATCTCCATAATATTTGGAACCGACTAATGTTATTTGTTCCCAACAAGTTTCACATATTTCTATAACGTGCTTATCCATTTCAATCTCCTGTCTAGTGGATAGTAAAACCATTATAGCACAATGACTTTCATTTGTCAAGTGTCGGTGTGTCGCCCTCTAATTCCATTTCTGCTGGGTCAACATACATAGCCTCTGAATAATTATCGTAGAACTCTTCAATCTCTTTACCACTAGCAAACTGTAAGGTATTGTTTTGTGGGTCACAACCAGAACATCCACCATTATCGCATTCACATTTTGATTCTGGGTAGTGCGCTAAAGTAATAAACTCTTTCATCTTATCCTCCTGTACTGTAAAAACCTGTGCCATTAAATTTAACTGCTGGTGCTGAGTATACTCTGCTCATTATTGTTTGACAACAACTTGGCTCTCTGTCTTCACCAAATCCGCGTTCAAACTCTATTGTGATTCCACATTTATCACACTTGTAATCATAAATTGGCATTAATCATCTCCGTCAATCGGTGTTGGTGCCGTACTAATTGCACCACAATCCTTGCATTTCTGTTTCAAATCATACCAAGCAATCTCTCTATCCTCATCATCCCACATCACATTGATTGTAAAGACTTTACATCCACAGATACAGGCTGTTGTCGGTAGCCCTTGTAAGTCAAACATCAATACCAATTTCTGCGTAAACTGTGAGACCAAGCCTTGCAAGGTGTGCCATAGCGGTGCCCGATGTAGCGGTAAGCCCGTAGTATCTGTGTCGCTGGGTCTTTAGACTTCTCTTTTAGTACCTGCCCTATGCCGTATGCGGTGGACTTAGGGTTGTCTGCGAAATGGTCAAAGCGACTTTCTTTCGTGAACAATTTTACGATACACGCTTGCTGAGTTTTGTTCCAACCGTAGCCAACTTGGGCAAAGTTCATAGCCATTTTTTTATTGGCTCTCTTCTCTTCCATTGTTGCCTTGGTTCTATGTACTGGCTTCTCGTGCTTGCTTATCTTTATCTCCACATCAACTGTCTTGTTAATTGGGAATGAGATGAGGGCAATAACTAAAACGGATACCGCTAGTATTCTTGTTGTCATCAGGCTATTCTACCAAGAAGTGCTTGAACATTACCTCTATGTCTACTTTCTGCGGTAATAATCTCAGGATTATCTCTGTCTCTAAGCAACTTATAGCGTTCTGACATCAACAAACCACCCCAAATACTGCCCCAACCACCCCAATACTGGATGTTCTCAGGCTCAAGCCCTTCTTCTAAGCACTTATTCTTTACTGGACAGGTATTACATAGGTGAATTGCTTCAACACTACGCAATACTTGCAAGCGTTGCTCGTCTGCAAACCTAGCATTTTCATAGTGCCATAGGTCAGGGTCTGGATGGTTGTTGCAACTACCCTCTGCGTGCCAACTTTTGTCTTTCATTTTGATACCCTCTCCACGACTTCCAATAAGAAATCCATTTTCTATGATAACGAATTGCCAGCATAGTTAATACAAATAAAGTAGCCACTACTAGACAACCCGTAAGTGGCGAACCTGCAATACATTCTCCGCTTCTGAGTGGTGTATGTCCTCATAACTAACTTCACTTCTTGCTTGGTGAGAGTAAAGCCATTCGTCTTGGTGTGCTGGTGTCATAGCATTCCAAATTGGTGGTAGTTCCACGCCCTCTGGCAACCAGACATTCATTACCCTAACGCCTTCTACTTTGTATGCAATCTGAAATTGCTTACCCGTTGTATCCGTCATCCTCAAACTCCGTTTCGCTAGTGTGTTCCTCTTGGCATTTTGGGCACTTCCATTCTGCAAATACATAGCAAACTCCGTGCTTGTATTCTTTGGTGCAAGGCACCTCTGCCTTCCAACCACAATCGCAATCAAATTCCCACACATCATCATAGGTATTTGCGAAAGTGGCAGGGTCTCCCGTCATCCACATTGGCTCACTCATTGGTCTCAATTTCTTTTAAGATTTCCTGTCTAACGATTGAAAGTTCAATCAACCTGTTAGCACTATCTATAATAGCCGTCCAACTTACCTCTTCTGTCTCCTGTTCATTACTCATTACCTTCTCCTATCTTTTTTGCTAGTTTGTTGTACTCTTCCCAACCACAGTCAATACATCCCCATTCAGGGGTTGATAAAGACCACCCACATTTCTTGCATACTTTATCCATTCCTTAACTCTCCTTCTGCCAACTCATTTGTAAATCGTAGCAACAGTCCTCACAGTAGTCGCATTCGTGCTCAGTAGGGTCAATCTTTTCATCACAAGATTTGCATTTAACTAACTCTTTTATTGCGTTCATCTTTTTAACTCCCGTCCGTGTTCGCATTCGTTGATAGGGTACAGGCAATCGCCACAATAAACAACCGTGTCGCTCATTAGTCGCCACACCTTTCATCTTCTGTGTGTATCCACTCGCATTTATCGCAGGAATACTCCCACTCATCCATTACTCCTACGCTTTTCATACTTCACACTCCAACATAGTGCCCCAGCACCAACCATTACCAACCCACCACAGATGAGCCGATACTTCTAACAAGCCCCACAGGGCTAACGCAACCGCAATCCCTACTACTATCTTTCCTCTTGTGGTTAGCATTACGCACCCACTAGCGTGTTTGCAATAGCCCGTCGCACTAGCCCTTGGTGCTTGCTTGTAGTAACGCTAAACTTCTGCGCCACACAATACCAACCGTCTTTTGTGTACCACGCGATAGGCGTTGAGTATGAATAGACCCAGTACATCACGGCATTTAAGTCTTGATTGTATCTCGCCGTTTCCTCTTCATTCAATCGTCCATTACCTACACCGTACGCTCTACCCTCTAGCGCACTTGCCCTAAACTCTTGGCGTGTTTCAATGTAGTGGATAGCGTCTCTCTGATTTAACTGTTTCATTCTTCTTCCTCTTCCTCTTCTAATTCGGTTACGGCTTCGTTGAAGATGTCTGAGTAATAAAGGTATAAGTCAAGGCTCATTAAGTTATAGATGTTGATTTCCCCACCCTGTCCCAATTCTGCGTGCCCTCTGTCGTTGTACTCGCTAGGCATTTCCTGCCACTCTTGCACAATCTTGTTGTAATAGACAGGAAGGTACCCGTCTATCCATTCCCCGCTATTGTCGCGAATGTCTTCTAAGGTTTCATCGTGCTCCTTAATTGCATTTCTAAACTCTGACTTCATCGCTTCCTTAACTTTATGACTCATTACTTAGCCCTCTCTCCATTTAGAATTTCAAGCCATACGCTTAAAATTTCACGAGTAATCGGCCCACTTTCAAGCCACTCTTGCTCTGTCATTGTGTCCATTACTTCACCCTCTCCCGTCTAATAAAAACTCTGTGTAGTGTCCCGCCTTGATGTCGTTTTGAATCCATAACTCCGAGCTATGGCTCCACTTACTGATGTCTGTGGTGATTGCTACCCCGTCGCGGGTGACTGTGTAAGTCGTGCCCTCTGCCGTGATTGTGTCACCCTTACCGTTTTTCCATACTGTCATTCTGTGCTCCTGTCGTAAATAGGTTTGGCGTATTTGCCTTACCTAGTGCCCCAGTATGCCGTGAACATTCGCCCTCTGTAAAGGGGCTGGGGCTGGTGTTGCTAGCCTTCTAAGTTATAACACCAAGGGCACAAGGTTAGCCCGTTATCTTCGCGTTGCTTGTAATCTTCTGTCCAATTCTGGCAACTCTCGCACTCTTCCGCGTCCACTTCTTCAACATCTGGCACGATTGAAAGGCTTGCCGTGAACTCTTCGTAAATCTCCTCGTCAGTCAATTTGTCGGCAGAATAGAACTCATAATTTAGATACTTACCACTAGTTTCGTGGATTATTTCCACCTTGTTTAGATACGCCATTATTTCACCCCGCAAGCGTCTAGGAATAGTTCACGATTAAAGCGGGGATTTGTAGTGGCTAACATTGTTGCGAATGTGTGAGTGATTCCCTCAATCGCTTTTGCACCCTTGTCATTGTCGTTAAAGGTTGATTCGTAATTGTGGGCACCTTTCAAGATTCCCGCAATTAGTTCGTAGTCCTTGCGTGTCATTCTGTGTCTCCTGTCTAGATTGCTTAGAGAGTGGTTTCCCTAAGTCGTGCCCCCGTGAGAGTGTGAGTCTCGTAGCCCGTAGCGCGGGGGCGGTGTTGCTAGTTTCTAGATTTCTTTACTTCAAGGGTTAGAGGTACAAGGCTTGAAGATAGGGCGGGAAGTACTGAGGTCTCTAGTAGGTCTTTCAAGAAGTACTCATAATTCAACATCGGTTCCCCGTCTTCTACTTCTACCTTGAAACTAATAGATAACTTCTTCATTTCAATCTCCTGTCTTTACTGGCTTGAGGTGATTCTCTTGCCTAGTGATGTAAGTCTAAGACCTACAAGGCAGAGCCTATGACCATTTCAAGGGGTGTGTCAATGTGAGTTACATCACATTCTCGGACTCTGTCATTTATAGATTTATCTACATTTTGAATGGTTGAAAGTTCAATTACTTCCCCCGCATTTCATTATCTATTATGTATCTATAGCCCCCGTTAGATTCGCAAGGGGGATAGTCGCTCAACATAAGTTCATAAGCAAAACAATTTATTTATTACCTAGCACTTCTCTTTATTAAACCCACCCCTACGGTGGGTATACATAACACTAGGTAAGTGTCTAAGTCTGTACATAAGGGTAAGATTTAGACATTTTGACCCCAGGGTGTTTAACTCTGGTGACTATCTATACTGTACTCTCACCCAATAATTTTCTGTTATATTAGGGGTCATATATATCTCTGACCAGCACTTTTGCCCCAGAGGGCAACTATTTTAAAAATATATTGAAACAAGTTGTTCGGTTTTACCCGTTCCAACGGGTTATCTATATATGTAGTTTAAAACTATAGAGTTCTACGAACTCGTCGTTTTGGACTCCTCGTTCGTTATATATATTATATAAATATATAACCTACTACGTAGGAAACAGCCAGTAGTCTGCCGTTTAACAGGTAGCGTTATAATACCGATTTAAGGGGCAAATTAATGGGACGTAAACCAGGGATACAAAACATACCAAAGGGCGAAGCCCAAGAGAAAGTTCTTATCCAATTAGGTCAAGGTTCAACCATTACTGCTGCTATGGCATCTGTTGGACGTAACGATGTGACCTTCCGTCAGTGGTCAATGAACGACCCTGACTTCAAGGCTAGAGCAGATAAGGCTCGCCTGGCGGGTAAGGGAGTTATCGCTGACCTAGGCGACTTAAAGCAAATCTCCTACCCTGACTTCTCTCAGCAGTTCCTAGATACGACCCTGTTTCCACACCAACTCAACTGGTTGGATTTAATTGAAGGCAACGCCCCTAGGTGGCAGCCTCCAGGTATGACCTACGAGCCAGGTGACCCAAAGCGTGTCCTAATCAACGTACCACCTGAACACGCTAAGTCCACTACTATTACAACCAACTATGTCCTCTACAACATAGTCACCAACCCTAACTCCAGAGTCATCATTGTCTCTAAGACGCAAGGTATGGCTAGAAAATTTTTAGGTGCGATTAAGACTCGTCTTAGCCACCCCGCCTATATCAAACTCCAAACTGCGTTTGGTCCAAATGGCGGATACAAGGCTGATGCTACTCAATGGTCGGCAGATATGATTTATCTAGGTACAGGCCGCGACTCTGGCGAGAAAGACCCTACGGTTCAAGCCCTGGGATTTGGTTCACAAATCTACGGAGCACGTGCCGACCTGATTGTCCTAGACGATGTTGTGATGAACTCAAATGCCCACGAGTGGGAGAAGCAACTTGAATGGCTTCAGAAGGAAGTTATCACACGTCTGGGGCGGCACGGAAAACTGCTTATAGTTGGAACCCGTGTCGCTTCCATTGACCTTTATAAAATGATACGAGATGGCGGACAATGGACTGGGGGCAAGACTCCCTTTACCTACTGCGCTATGCCAGCCGTATTAGAGTTTGATGAGAACCCTGAGAATTGGAAGACGCTGTGGTCTCGTACCAATATCCAGGAAAATGATATTGATGAAATGGGCGACGATGGACTTTATCCGAAATGGGATGGACCCTCTTTATTTAAGAGACGCTCTGAAGTTGCACCATCTGTCTGGGCTATGGTCTACCAGCAAGAAGACGTCGTTGAGAACTCAATCTTCTCACCAACCTGTGTCGCAGGTTCCGTCAACGGAATGCGAAAACGGGGACCACTAAAACCAGGAGTACCTGGTCACCCTAAGCACGCAGAGTCCACCTATACGGTAATCGGACTTGACCCTGCTATGGCTGGTGCCACAGGCGCGGTAGTAGCAACTTACAATCGCGCTGATGGCAAAATATATGTTTTAGATTGCGTCAATATGACTGACCCAACTCCTTCCAAGATTTCAAATCTTATTGAAGAGTGGGTACCGAAATACAAGCCACAAGAACTACGTATTGAAATTAACGCCCATCAGAAGGCTTACGCCTTAGATGATGATTTAAGAAACTATCTAGCATCCTACGGATGTCAACTCAACTCACACTTTACTGGTAAGAACAAGTGGGATGTGGGATTCGGTGTTGCGTCAATGGCTTCGCTATTTGGCAATACCCGTGATGGTAGATTCCAAGATAACAACATTATTGAACTACCAAGCAATGAAGGTTCTGAAGGTCTTAAGACTTTAGTACAAGAACTCATTACCTGGAAACCAGATACTAAAAACCCTACAGACTGCGTTATGGCTTTATGGTTTGCGATTATTCGTATTCGTGAACTTATGCAAACATCTTCACGAGTAGGGCAATACCAACAAAACCGCTGGGCTACTAGAGCGCAGAAGGCAAGCAGAGGTTCACTAAACTTAGATGAAGCCTTTGCTGAACAATGGTCAGAAACTTACGGATAGGAACCCAATGGCATTAACAATGGACCAGATTGCAGCACGAGTTCAATCTCTGCGCTATCGCAACAGCGAACGTGATGCTCGCAACCTTGACGTCCTTGCAGTACGCAAGGGAAAGATTGCTGAAGTCTATCCAAACTTTTTCCCAGATGGCGTAGATGCCAACGTAGTAGCAAACTTTATTGACATTGTTGCCCGTGACTTATCTGAAGTTATGGCTCCACTGCCAGCAGTAAACTGCTCTGCAGCCAATGCCGTCAATGACCGTGCACGTTCTTTCGCTGACAAGCGCACACGTATTGCTTCAAACTACTTCCAGCACTCAGACCTTGCAGTACAGATGTACTCAGGTGCAGACTGGTACATAACATATGGTTTCGTCCCTTTCATTATTGAATTAGACGAAGAAACAAAAATGCCGCGTATCCGCATAGAAAATCCGATTGGGGCTTACCCAGAGTTTGACCGCTATGGACGCTGTGTGGCATTTGCTAAAAGATATATGATGACCCTTGGTGAATTGGTTTCACAATTTCCTGAGTATGAGCGAGAACTGTTTGGTGCCCAAGGCTTCAAGCAGGACTTGAACGCTCAGATTGAATTGATTCGCTATTACGACAAAGACCAGTCAATCATTTATTTACCAACAAAAGACAACCTAATCCTATCTATCGCCAAAAATCCTCTTGGTAAGATGATGGTAGTTGTCGCACGTAAACCATCTGTTGATGGTGAACTACGTGGACAGTTTGACGATGTACTAGGAATCCAACTTCTTCGCAACCGCTTTGCGTTGCTAGCAATGGAAGCAGCAGAGAAATCTGTACAGGCTCCTATTGTTCTTCCACAAGATGTTCAGGAACTCCAACTTGGTGGAGATGCGGTTATCCGTACAGCCAACCCAGCAGGTGTTCGCCGTGTAGAACTTTCTCTACCACAGGGTGCATTCCAAGAACAGGCACAACTTAATCAAGAACTTCGTGTAGGCACACGTTATCCTGAAGGACGTACAGGAAACATTGATGCATCTATCGTCACTGGACAAGGCGTACAGGCTCTTATGGGAGCCTTTGATACACAGGTTAAATCTGCACAAGCAATCTTTGCTGCAGCACTTCGTGATGTTATTAGCATCTGCTTTGAAGTTGATGAAAGTATTTATCCAGAAGAAAAGACAATTCGTGGAGTAGATTCAGGTTCACCTTATGAAATTACATACAAGCCGACTAAAGACATCAAGGGTGACTATTCTGCTGATGTTCGTTACGGTATGTTGGCTGGTCTTAACCCAGCCCAAGGTCTTATCTTTATGCTACAAGCACTTGGCGGAGGATTAATCTCCAAGGATATGGCAATGCGTGAACTACCATTCACAGTAAATGTCACACAAGAACTTGAGAAAATTGAAATTGAAAATATGCGCCAAGCATTACTTGGTGGAATTACAGCAATGGCTCAGGCTATTCCTGCGATGGCGACACAGGGACAAGACCCATCAGATATGGTTAACAAGATTGCTGCGGTAATCAAGGCTCGTCAAAAGGGTGTCTCACTAGAAGATGCTATTGAAACGACCTTCGCGCCACAGCAGCAAGTTCCTCCTGCTGGGGCAGCACCTATGGTTGAGCAACCGTCCCCTGCTCCCACCGCTTCTCCAGCAGGAGGCGCTCCTTCTCCAGAGGGCGTCGCTTTACCAGCACCAGAGCAAGCACCAGATATTCAAACAATTCTTTCAAGCCTTACCGCATCAGGTAAAGCAGGAGGACGAGTAGTCACAAGAGGCTAATCAAGAAGGGGACAATGACAACGATTATAGGGCTTGAATATAAAGACAGCGCAGTAATTGTTGCTGATAGCCAGACTACAGATGAGAGTGGAAGAATTTATTCTCATCCAGATATTAAAAAAATTGCCGAACGTGGTTCGTTTCTAGTTGCTGGCTCAGGTGAGGTTCTACCTTGCGATATAGCCCAACACATATGGGAGCCACCTGCAGTAACTAAGTCTGATTATAAAGACTTGTATCACTTTATGATTGCTAAGGCTATGCCATCTCTACGCAAATGCTTATCAGAGAATGGTTACAACTTTGATGAAGACAATAAAGAAATGCGTTTTCAGTTTATCATTGCAGTCGGTGGAGAAATATTTGATGTAGACCAAGAGTGTTCAGTATCTAAAACTGACACAGGAGTTTACGCCGCAGGTTCAGGTGCAGCATATGCACTTGGTGCATTACACGCTGGAGCAGATGCTTACGAAGCAATGGAGATTGCAAGTAAACTTACAGCCTTTACAGCAAAACCTTATTATTCAAAAACACAACCTAAACATATTAAGTAGGAGGAACAATGGCTGAGAATCGTGGGGGCTTTCGCCCAACAGCACCACAGAATAATCCAGCAAATGTTTCCGCAATGGGTGGAGCAGGACAAGCAGGAACTACACAACCTGCTCGTTACATTGCAGGGATGCAATATGGTGAGGGACAAGAATTAATGACTCAGCAACAGAGTGCACCTATGGCTGGACCAAGCCAAATAGCATCATCACCTACTCCACTTGGTGCATCAATGCCATCAGTAACACCTTTAACTGCTCCTACAGAGCGCCCTGACGAACCATTAACTGCTGGTATGGATTTTGGTGCAGGACCAGGAAGTGAGGCACTTAACCTTCCTCGTGACCGTTCTCTTTCAGAAATTCTCGCTTCAATGATTGACATAGACCCAACTGGAGATGTACAGGAACTTTACGACTACGTGGCATCCAGAGGTCTTTAATGGCTGAAAAGACAAAACCATTAACCGATGTAGCAAGCAACCTGTCTCCAGGTATTGCCACTGCTGCCGCGCAAGCAAAATTAACTAAATCAGAACAGCAGCAACTTGCCGCTTTTGGTGAACTTAAAAAAACTCACCAGTACCTTTTGTCACTTCCACAAAACGATGCTTACAAAAACTTTAAGTCACTTACTCCTAACTATCAAGAAGCACTGACGACTTACTTTAGTCCAAAGTATAGAATTGAAGATAAGGGTTTCTTTGGAAATATTCTAAGAAGCCTAAAGTCATCAGCAGATTATGCTGGACAGACAGTTAAAGAATTTGGTATGCAGATTGCTGGTTTGCCAATTACGCCAACTACATCTGCTAACCCAGCAGAAGCACTTCTTACTCTTGCTACTGGTGCACCTGTTGCCGTAAATCAAGAAACTGGTGTTGCTCAAGGTGCAGGTAGAATACTTGGTGCTTTAGTTCGCCCACAAGAAAAACTTGTTAAGCAGCCTTACGCTGCAACTCGCTTGGCTGAAGAAGAGGGATATAGCCCACTTGAGCAGTTCAGAGTTCTTGGGCAATCCATTATTACTGGAGCAACTGAACTTGCACCTGGTGGACAAGATGCCACGATAGATGATATTAAAAAATCTGATACTTGGATGAAGTTCTGGAAGCAAGCATCAGATAGAGAAAATGTTTTTGATGCTAGTGAAATTGCTAGAATTGAATCAGGGTTAACACCAGATGTAGCCTATGTTGGAAAACTTCTTGCTGCACGAAAGAACTTTACTGATGAGTATGAGGATATTCTAAAAAATCCTACTGCTCTTAATTTAATTAATCGCTACACTGCTGGTGAAAAAGATGCAATGGAGCAGGTTGGTAAAGCAGTAGTTCTATACGAACAGGCTAAAATAAGCCCAGGACGTGACATTGCTCGTGCGCTTGCTTCGGCATTTCCATTTGAGGCAGAGCGTGCTAAAAATGGTAACCCTATTGATAAAAAGTTTTTTAATACTGTATCTGGAGTAATTGACTTCGGTGTTACATTTGGGCTTGACCCATTAATTTTAACTGCCAAGGCTAAGAAAGCCTCAGATGTTGCTCGCTTTGGATTAATCAAGTTAGGTGAAAACCCAACTAATTTAGATAAGGCTTGGCAGAATCAAGCAGTACGTCGCTACTGGGACACACTAGGTAAACTATTTGTTGCCTATGAAAAGGGCGATATTGCTACAAAGGGTCAAGTACTTACACGAATTGAGACTCGCTTTCCTGAAATCAATTTAGATGTAGCAAGATATATGGCTCCTAATATCAAGGATGCAGATACCGCTTTAGAATTTTTTAGAGGCGGAGATATTATTGATGACATCAGCAAGGGTAATGCAGGATTACGCAGAGACCCACTCGTTCCACGATACACTCAAACTCGTTACATAAAAGACCAAATTCGTGATGCGGGATTAAAGACAATAGGTAGATTTGGCAAGATGGAATCTATTGCCCTACCAGGAAATGTTGATGACATTGCTCGTCTTGCAGATGAGAACCCAGTAATCTGGGCAGAAAAAATTGGATTCAAAGAAGCACCATCTGCTTCACGTCTTGCTGGCTCTGGAAAAACTATTGAAGGCGCTAAGACTGAAGGTCGTTTTGTTTCTAAAGACTCTTCAACAGCAGCAAAAATTGACCGCTTTATGCGTCAGTTTGCCATTGCTCCATCACAAGAGCGTGCAATTTCTTTAAGTGACACTACAAGTGCAAATCAAGTTTATAGACTTATGCGTCTTGTTGTAGATAGAGGAACAGCATCTACATTTCGCGCTGCTTGGATTGCAGCCAATGAAGGTCAACGCCTTCTTATGTACAGAGGGCTTGTAAAGACTCTTGCCTACGGTATGGGACTAGACCACTCAGCGGCTGGTCGCTCATTTATTGCAAGCATTGATGAAACATCAAGAGAACTTTATTCAGTAAACCAAAGTGCACTTGACTTAGGTGAGTTTTCAAGAATCCTTGGAACAACAAAACCTGGAAATCTTCCAGTTCCAGAGGGCGTTCGTAAACTCGTAGCAGAGGCAACCGATAAAGTTGCAACTGACAGGAAGGCTCGTGGCATTCTTGCGTCAAGCGGCGCAGAGATGCAGAACCTTATGCAGCAAGTTACAGAACTTAAGGCTCTTAAAAAGGAACTTATTGCTAAGACTCCAGTATCTGCTGCAGAGGCTGACTCTATTAAAGATATTGTTTCTGACATTGACGGTTCTTTAAGGATTCTTGGTGGAACATTGGGCAAAATGAAAGTTGCCCGCAAAGATGTAAAGTCAATGATTGACGACCTTGACCCAATAGATACTGACATCTTTAATGCTGCAGAACTAGATGGAGCACAACGAGGCGTTCGTGCATACCAAGCAAGTCAAATGCGGTATATGCCAAACCTTGTAGACCTACGTAAGTTTGAACTTCGTGGCAATGTGTTCTCTGCCGTAACTGGTAAAGTTGGAGAATCTGTTTACAACCAAAAGGCTACAGATATTTGGTCATACTTAAACCTATATCCACGTCTTGGTGTTCGTACCACTGTTGAAGAAGTTGGTACTAACATTCTTATGAATGGCATCCAGGGCGTTGCAAATTACTTTAAAGGTTTTGCAATGGGACAAGGAATACGAAAGTTTGCAGCACCGACAACCAAGATTAGTGGTTTTAGAAAGATTGAAAAAGAGGTAAGTCCTCTTGGAGTTTTGGCTCGCAGTCTTTATAAAGTTACTGGCAAGTTCTATACTAAAGATGAAATCCTTGCTGCAAATCAAAGTCCAGAAACGCTTGGACGTGCGATTAGCACAGCAATTGCTAAGGATAGATTTAAGCCAGCATTTCTAAAAACTCAACAGGGTCAAAAAGTAGCATCATATGCTGAAGACTGGGTTGTCAATGGCGGCGATACTGTTATGCAGGAAATCAATGGCGCTGTTCGTAATGCAGAGTTTAAAGAAGATGTAGCAGAATCAACTGCTAACTACTTGCGTCAATATGGTCCATCTGTAGCAATGAACGTTGATATTACAAAGGCTCTTAAGGATGTAAAGTTTGATAGAGTCTTTTCCCAGATTAACTATAATAACCCAGGCTTCTTGCTTAACTGGCACCTAGATTTACATAACACTATTGGCAGAAGAAATATCTTTGGTCAAATTGTATTTAGTAACATTAATAAAAAAGAAGAAGATGTTATTGAAGTCCTAGCCCAATACCTTGATGGTAAGGGTAACGAGTTGGCAAAGCGATTTGCTATCTACAACTCTAAGGGTTCTTACGAGTTTGCTCGTCGCATTTACGCTGACTCTACAAGCACTCTACGTGATTACTCAGGACGTCTTAATAAGAACCTGATTGAAGAAATCAAGGCTTCTGGCGGAATAGACAACTTTGAGTTCCAGCAACTTCATAAGTATAACCAAAATTTCCAGATGCCTAAGGCTGTTCTAGGACGCGAATTGATTCCTTTAATGGCAGGAGATGCTGTCGGAACAATTGACCGTATTATGAAGAATGGTTACGCCTGGATAGGAAAGCAAATTGCAATCCTAGACAGAGAGCCACTTACTTATGGTAACTATATTGCTTATCGTGGAAGACTAACTAAGTACGAGTCAAACATTAAAAATGGTTTAGTTGACTCTGGTATTGACTTAGAGACAGCAGACAAACTGGCTCGCAAGCAAGCACACGAAGTTGGAATTGGTCTTGCTCGTCAAAGAACTTTAGGCTATGTAGATAACTCTGATGTTCGTACCAACCTTGCATTTAATATCCGTAACTTTGGTCGCTACTACAGAGCGACTGAGGACTTCTATCGCCGCGCTATGCGCCTTGGTAAGTATGAAAAGCAAGCAATTGTAAGACTTGCTATTACTAATCAGACATTTGAGCACTCTGGCTTTATTCACGAAGACGCTAATGGGGAACTATACTTTACCTACCCAGGTGATGATGTTCTAAATTATGTGTTAGGTAACACAGTATTTCGTGCGCTAGGAATCCCAGGAGCACAGCCTTTGGCTGCAAACCTTGGTGGAAAAGTAAAGATGCTTACGCCTTCACTTGACCCTGAGTCTGCAGCACCACGTCTTGGTGGACCATTTGTTGGTATATCACTAGGGGTTCTCCAGAATCTTCCTGGTCTTGGTAACTGGATTAAAGACGTAGAACCTGTCATAACAGGTGGTTCTGCTAGCCAAGATTGGTGGAGAAAGATTACGCCGATTAACTTGCAGCGTGTAATTGACTTAGGTTATGGCGGAAACAAGAGTTTGATGACAGAGCAGAAGGCTTCTGCAGCAGTACAGGCTATGCGTCTATTAATCTCTACTGGCAACGGTCCAAAAACTGGTGCTGATATTAATCCTTTCTTAACAAACTCAGTAATTCAGGCTACTAGTATTATGGCTTTCCGATTTGGACTTGGAGTTGGTGCTCCTGCATCAGTCCAAACATTTGCTACAAAAGACGTTCCTAAAGAAATGATTGATGCTGGATACTTTACTTGGGACTCAGAGTTTGCAAAGATTCTTAAGCGTTATGCTAACGAAGACCAAGCATTTGAAAAGGCTTTCGTACAGTTTGCTACATTGTTCCCAAGCAAGACAGTTTATACTGTTGCTAAAACAACTGCTGCAACAGAGGCTTCTTTCCAGAAGTCATATGAGGCTGCGCGATTCGTAAAGAATAACCAAGAGTTAATTAAAAATAACAAACAGGCTGCGTCATTCTTTATTCCAATTACTGGGACTAGCGACCTTGAGGCATACTCATACCTTAAGTCACAGGGATTTATAAAGAATAAAGACCTTGAAGATTTCTTGCGTGAGGCTTCAACAGCAGATGCTCGTCAACAATACAATGCCCGTAAGGATTTGTATGACGCAGCAATTCTTGCAGCGCCAGAACCAGGAAAGCGTCAATATCTACGCGACCAATGGCAACTAGAGGCTAACTTCTTTAAGCAATCATACCCACTCCTGGGTGTTCAATTGGCACCTAGTGGCGAATACATTGCCCTAAAGAATGAAGCACTAGATGATTTACGCAATGTTGTTTATAGCGGTAAAGCACCAAACAAAAAACTTGCTGAAATATTTGGCGCAATGATTCTTCAATACGATGAAGGAGTCAAGCAACTTTCCAGTGTAGACGGCAAGACGGACTACGATGTTGGATATAGAAAGGCTATTAGAGCAGACCTAAAGGATGTTCTAAGGCAAATCGCTGGAGATAATCCAAATGCTAAGTCCTTGTACTGGAATATATTTGAAACGTTGATTGGAGAATAAGTGGCTACAGATAAAGATAAAGATAAGTTCTTTGTTGGAGAAGGTGTACCACCATCTCTGGTTGACCCAGATGACAACGACCCAAAAGTTACACCTCTTACAGTCAAACCTGACTTAGGTGCTGATTATCAAGGTAGCCAAACATTTAGACAGTCTATTTCTGTAACAACAAAGGCTGAAGCCACTGCAGATATGAATGCTGCTTTTATGGAGCAGTTCGGAACTAACGCACCTAAAGAAGTTATTGCTGCTTATTACAATGAGTTGCGTGCTCTACAGTCAACACGAGTAAGTGGTGCTGAAAGCAAGGATAAGAAGACATCTATTAATATCCAAGGTGTCTCTGGCTCTGAAATGAAGGCGCTTCAGAATAAGTACCTAACTGACAACGCAAATAAGTTAATCCAAGCGTCTCAGGCTGGGGATGTCAAGGCTACTGCTGCCCTACAGAGGGGCAATTTTGGCATTACATACACATCATTGAAGAATGCTTACGCAGAAAATGGATTGCCAATAAATATTAAGGCATTGGGTAAACTAACTGTTGAATCTGCTGTCAATCCTGCCCTACTTAAGTCAAATCTAAACTTGATTAATATGCAAGCCAAGACATACTTCCCAGCATTGGCAGATAAGATTGATAATGGCTATACGGTCAAGCAATTGCTTACGCCTTATATCAATACACGGGCTAATATCTTGGAAGAGGACCCTGATTCAATAGATATATCTACTTTGAAGTCAGTAGCATCTGACCCAAAGAACCTAATGAATCTATATGAATACGAAATATCTTTACGTAAAGACCCTAAGTGGCGCTTTACTAAAAATGCTCAAGACTCTTTAAGCAATGTTGCTCGTGATATTGCTAAGACATTTGGATTGGTTGGATAATGGCTGTCATTAAGAACGGTACTGCTACAGTACAAAAGGGTGACACACTTAGTGCTATTGCTGCAAAGGCAAAAACAACTGTTGCTGCTATTGCTAAAGCAAACAACATTACCAACGTAAACCTTATTAGACCAGGACAAGTATTTGTTCTTCCTGGCAAAAAAACTACTGGTGATAAAACTACTGGTGGAGGAACCGATACAGGTGGTGGAACTGATACTGGCGGGATGACACCTGAGCAAGTACAGGCAATGATTGATGCTAGAGCAGCAACAGATAAAGCAGCAGCAGATGCCGTTGCTGCAGCAAATGAGAAGAAGCGTCAAGTTGACTCTATTGCTGCTATATCAGCCTTGCTTTCATCTTACGGAATTGGTGACTTAAGCACAGCAATCACAGACGCTGTTATTAAAGGGTACTCATCAGATACTATCCAATTAATAATGCAAGACCCAAAGGGCACAGACCCTTTAGCGGTTGCATTCCAGACAAGATTCCCAGCAAATAAAGCACGCCTTGCTGCAGGTAAATCAGTACTAAGTGCAGCAGAATACCTTGCTGCAGAGCGTTCTTACGCACAGGTACTACAGTCATATGGCGTTGCTAGTCTTGCAACTAAAGATAAGATGAATGCTTTTATTACTAATGACATATCTGCTGCTGAGGTTTCAGACAGAGTGGGTCTTGCTATTACTCGTGTAAAGAACGCTGATGCTGATACTAAAGCAGCACTTGCTCTTTACTACCCAATGCTTAACCAGGCAGATATTGTTGGTGCAGTTCTTGACCCAGCAGAAGGACTACCAGCACTACAGCGTAAGGTTCAAATGGCTGAAATTGGTGGAGCAGCGTTAGCACAGGGTCTAAAGACTGTAGATGCTGCAGGTAAGTTAACTGGTATTGATATTAAAATGGGACAAGAAGCACTTGCAAGTCTTGGTGTAACTAAAGAACAAGCACGTGCAGGTTTCCAACAGGTGGCAGAAGTTACACCACGTGCAGAGTTCCTATCAAGTATTTCAACTGGAGAAGATTACAACCAACTCCAGGCTGAGCAAGAAGCATTCCAAGGACTTGCTTCTGCAAAACGTGCTCGTGTAGCACTAACAGAACAAGAGAAAGCACGCTTTGGTGGTTCTTCTGGAACTTCAAAGGCAAGCCTAGGTCAGACATCAAGAGGCGCTTTCTAAACAAATAGAATCCTGAGCGGACCCACCAGCCCCGCCAGCGTAACAGACTGGTAGCAAGAGCCAGACCGATTCCCCGATTGGAACCTGAGGCTTGCGAACTAACTAATAGAGAAGGGTGGATGGTTGCTATGAGCAACAACTACTGGGATGAAGACGAAGACGACCTAGATACTGATGTATCTGAAACACAGATGGATGGCAGTGACCTTGTAAAGAAGTTACGAAAAGCCAAACGTAATGACGAGAAACGTATCAAAGAACTTACTGAGCAACTTGAGGGTTTAACCAAGTCGCAGCGTGAGCGTACCGTCAAAGAAGTCCTAGACAAGAAAGGTGTAAATCCTAAAGCACAACGCTTAATCCTGAAAGACTTAGACGAAGTTACCGAAGAGTCAGTGAATAACTGGCTTGAAGATAATGGAGACTTATTCGGATTAACTGTGAATCAGGACGCACCTGCAGTAAGTGATACAGACCGTGCAGCATTGCGCCAGCAAGACTCTATCACGCAAGGTGCAATAACACCTGACAGAGCAGAGAACCTAGAACAGAGACTCAACAGTGCAGATTCTGCAGAAGAGATTCTTTCTATTCTTCGCTCACAATAATCAATCATAGTTTCTAACTACTAAAAAGGAAATAACCTAAATGTCTAACGCATACGTATCAACAGGTTCGTCGTCTCTCGGCGGTACCGCTGGTGGTGCTGGTTTAGTACAGAAGGCTTATGACCGTCTCTTGGAGTTCGCACTCCGTTCAGAGCCACTCATTCGCTCAGTTGCTGACAAGCGCCCAACAAATCAATCAATCCCAGGTTCAACAGTTGTTCTACAACGCTACGTTGACTTGGCTGCTGCAACAACAGCATTAACAGAAGATACAGACCCAGATGCAGTAGCAATGTCTACACCAACATCTGTGACAATCACACTAAACGAGTACGGTAACTCAGTACTTGTAACACGTGCATTGGAACTCTTCTCACTTGCAGATGTTGACCCAGCAATTGCTAACATTATCGCATTCAACCTTGCAGATTCAATTGACGCCGTAGCAATGACAACATTGCGTGGCGGTTCAAACGTAATCTACTCAGGTTCAACTGCAACATCTACAGCAACAATCACTGCTGCTGCAACCATTTCGTCTGCAAACATCCGTCGCGCAGTTGCAAAACTTCGTGCGAATAAGACAACAGCACGCAAGGGTTCACTATACTGGGCTGGAATCCACCCAGAAGTTTCACACGACCTACGCGCTGAGACAGGTTCAGCAGGATGGTTGCTTCCAAACCAGTACGGTTCAGCACAGGACCGAATCTGGGCAGGAGAAATCGGAACATACGAAGGTGCATACTTCGTAGAGTCTCCACGTCTATACAACGCAACAGATGGTTCATCATCTGCTCGCGTTTACCGCACAATCCTTGCAGGACAGCAAGCGTTGGCTGAGGCAGTTGCCGAAGAGCCACACGTAGTTATCGGACCAGTAGTTGACAAGTTAATGCGTCACCGCCCAATGGGTTGGTACGGCGTACTAGGCTTTGCTCGCTACCGCGAAGAGGCACTATTCCGCATTGAATCAGGTTCATCAATCGCTTAATTGATTGACGCTGGTACAGGGGTAGAAATATCCCTGTACTGGAGTAAGTTCATTAAGGAGAACTATGGCAAACTATACATTCACTACACCCTATGTACTTGAAGGTCCATCTGGTGGGCACCGCTTGTTTTACTTTGCCAATTTACGCAAAGGAATAACTATTGTAAAATCTGGAGGAACATACTCACAGATTCGTTATCCAGTAGATGAAGACTTACTCAACTATCAAGAGGTTTATCGCGGTGGTTATCAACACACCGTAGATGATGCAACAAAAGCAGCACTTATTGCTGGTGGAGTTGGAGTAACGGAAGCAAATTTCGTAGCACAATAAAGGGACATATGAATATACATCAGAGACAGAAGCACCCTGAGTATGTAGAGGGTTGTTTCGGTTGCAAGATAGGTACTCTTGAAATGGGAACTGGCGATGCCTCAAGAGACATCTCAGATAAGAAGTGGACCTCTGAGTTAAACGAATACAAGAAGGCTAGAGCCGAAGGTATTCAACCAGCAGGTACAACTAGAAGGCACGTAGAAGAAGCAAGAAAAGCGTCGGAGACATTAGGGAAAGCGTATGATGCTGACGTAATGCCTAAGACAAAAGATATAACCAAAGAATCCGTAGCAGTAATGAAACAGATTGGACAAATATAATGCCAAAAGTAGGAATGAAAGAATTCGCATACACAGCAAAAGGTATGGCAATGGCTAAGGCTGAAGCAAAGAAGACAGGCAAGCCAATGAAGAAGGCTGCTAAGAAGGCTGTAGCAAAGAAAATGGGCAAGAAGAAGTAAATGCCTAACTACCTAGAAAATTTAATGAAAGAAGCCAAGCAAACTGCAAAGGCTATGCAGAAATCTTACAATGCTAGCGCAGATATTAAGCCTGGTGCTAATGCTCGTGCCCGCGCAGCAGACAAGGCTAGCGATAGTCAAGTAGGACAATTCATTGGTGCTCTCGTACAGGGTCGTCGTTACGATGACAAGACAGCCAAGCAAGTAAAGGGAAAGAAGAAATAAATGAAAGCAAAACATCCAGGATTTAAAAAAGTAGCATCAGGTATTGCTAAGAAGCAGGGAATTTCAATGGAACGTGCTTCTGCAATCGTTGCAGCAGGTGCTCGCAAGGCAAGCAAGGCTGCAGTCAAGGCTAACCCACGTTTGAAAAAAGTTTCAGGCGTAAAAAAGGGTAAGTAATGCAAGACCCAAGACTAAAGCGAGCAGGAGTATCTGGCTTTAATAAGCCAAAGCGCACACCCAATCACCCAACTAAGTCACACGTTGTTGTGGCTAAATCAGGTGAGCAGGTAAAGACTATTCGCTTTGGTCAACAGGGTGTTACTGGCGATAAGAAGCCAACAGCACGCCAGGCTTCATTCAAAGCACGTCACGCAAAGAATATTGCTAAAGGTAAAATGAGTGCCGCATATTGGGCAGATAAGGTGAAATGGTAATGGCAAAGAAAGTAGCATTTTGGGATAAGAAGAATCCTAACAAGAAGTCAACACCGCTTACACCTGCTCAAAAGACTAAGGCTAAAGCAATGGCTAAGAAGGCAGGACGCCCTTATCCAAATCTAGTAGACAACGCTAGGGCAAAGAAGAAATAAGAAAGCAGGGGACAATGCAAGAGACAGTATCGGTTGCTTGGTGCGATAACGGTATGGTAGATGGAAAGTTTATGCAAGGCGTAACCGATGTGTTACTTAAGTCTGGCATTAAATTTGAATCTACTCTACGCAGTCAAGGCAATCAAATTGCTAGACAGAGGGAAACTGTAATTACCTACTGGTATGAGCAGAACAAAGCAGACTGGCTACTATGGGTTGACTCAGATGTAGTTATCAGCCCAGAGGGTTTCTTGAAACTTTGGAATCAAAAGGATAAAGACGAACGACCAATTATGACTGGCGTTTACTTTACTACTGATAATCCAGAAGAGCCTCTGATGATTCCAATGCCTACAGTGTTTAACTTTACTGAGAACAAAGATGGTGGCTTTGGACTATCTAGGGTTCACCCACTACCTGATAATAAGTTAATCAAGGTAGATGCTGCAGGTATGGGATATGTCCTTATGCACCGCAGCGTGGTTGACCGTATTAGAAAAGAAATGCCCGATGCTCAGTTCTTTATGGAGATGGGCAGAGGAACTAAATTTATAGGTGAGGATATTTACTTTTTTGCTCTATGCGAAAAGGCTGGTATTCCACTCTACTGCGACACAAGTGTCTTGGCGCCGCATATGAAACGCTTCTCATTTGATGAGCATTATTACAGAGCAATGACTAAAGGGAGAAAATAATGGCTGGTACTGCAGGTAGTACTTTCTGTTCAGAACTTAATCGTCTGGCAAATGGTGGAACTTACCCGCTTCTTACTGCATATCTTGATGAACAAGGTGCAGCAAACAAGTGGGCTGGAACTACAGGACTTGCAGTACAGGGTGCATTAAATGCCAAACTGGGCATTACTGATAAAAAACTATTTAAAGGTATTAGAGCAGCGTGTAATGCACTGGCTAGTACAACTGACAAATCACCAACAGATGCTTTGAGAGGGATTGACTCCTAATGACAACTCTTACAAATATGATTGATGAGGTTGCTGTTAATCTCTCTGGATATACATTCCAGCAGGATAGAGCAACATATCTTACTCACGCAGTGACTACAACTACATCATCTTCTGCTAGTCCTTTGGTTCTACAACTAGGTTCAACTGACTCTGTAGGTAAAGGTGTCATTGAAATTGATGAAGAGTTAATGTGGGTAGACTCATTTGACCGTGTTGCTAACACTGCAACTGTAGCCCCATTTGGTCGTGGCTACCTAGGCACTACTGCTGCTACACACACTCTTGACACTAAGGTAACTATTAGCCCTACCTTCCCAAGATTTAATATCAAGCGAGCAATCAACGATACTATCCGCGCTCTTGGCGCCAACATATTTGCTGTAAAGACTACAACCTTTACATTCAACTCTGCGGTTTCTACATACGCTTTTAACAACCTTAACATTAAGAATATACTTTCAGTAACCTGGCAGGACATTGGACCTTCTAGAGAGTGGGTTCCACTACGTCGCTGGGATTTTGATTCATTAGCATCTACAACAGCATTTGGTTCTGGTGCTCAGACAATTACATTAGGTGAGGCTCCAGTATCTGGTCGCACAGTAAAGGTTGTTTATGCAACTGACCCTAACCCATTTACAACTAACTCAGAAGATTATGCAACAGTAACTGGTCTTCCAGAGTCAACACGGGACGTAGTAGTTTTGGGCGCAGCCTACCGCTTGCTCTCATTCTTAGACCCTGCTCGTGCTTCACAGGTTAGCCCACAGGCTGATGAGACAGATTCAAAGCGTCCATACGGTGCTTCTCAAACAGCAACCAAGCAACTTTATGCTCTTTATACACAACGCTTGGATGAAGAGACAAAATCACAGCAACAGAATTATCCCGTCAAAGTTCACTACTCCCGCCGATAAGGAACATCAATGCCAACAGTTAGAAAATATTCCTCACGCTCACAGCAGACAACGCTGTCAAGCGCAGTTACATCTAGTGGTACATCAATCACAGTTGTCTCTGCAGCATCCCTTCTTGGTGGAGTTACTGTAGCCGCTAACGAAGTATTTACGATTGTCATTGACCCAGATACGGCTCTTGAAGAAATTGTAGATGTAGTTTCCGCAGGAGGTAACCCTGTCTCTGGAAACACAATTACTATTGTTCGTGGTCGTGATGGCTCTACTGGCACAGCACACTCTGCTGGTGCCGTTGTTCGTCATATGGCTATCGGTAGAGATTACCGTGAGGCAAATGACCACATCAATGAGGAAACAACTGCACACGGTTTAACTATTGCTAATGTCCTTGAGACAACAGATACAAATATGATTACCACAGCAATGCTTCAGTCTAACGCTGTTACTACTGCAAAGATTACTGATGCAAATGTTACAACTGCCAAGATTGCCGATAGTGCAATTACTTCTGCCAAGATTGCAGACTTAGGTATTGCTACTGGAGATATTGCAGACTCTGCTATCACAAGCGGTAAGATTGCAACAGGTGCCGTAGGCACAACTAAGATTGATGACCTATCGGTTACAGAAGGTAAGTTAGCACCTAACTCAGTAACCTCAGCAAAGATTGTTGACGGAACTATTGTTGCTGGAGACCTAGCCGATGGCGCAGTAACTTCTGCAAAGATACTAGATGGAACTATTGTCAACGCAGATATAAATGCCTCTGCTGCTATTGAAGCAACAAAGATTTCAGGTACAGCAATTACTGCTGCTGACACAGGCACTGTTACTTCCACAATGATTGCCAATGGCACAATCGTAGATGCTGATGTTAATGCATCCGCTGCTATCGCTAAGACTAAATTAAACCTTGGTGGAACTATTACTTCTGCTGACCTTGTTGACGGAACTATTGTAGCCACAGATATTGCAGATGGAACTATTACTGCAGCCAAGTTAGTCTCTGACCCATATGCTCGTGCTAACCACACTGGTACACAATTAGCAGCAACTGTCTCAGACTTTGATATACAGGTTCGCACATCTCGTTTAGACCAGATGGCTGCACCTACTGCTTCAGTTGCGTTAAACGCACAGAAGATTACTGGTCTTGCTACACCTACAGATAATACAGATGCCTCAACTAAAGCATATGTTGATGCTCAGGTTAACGCTCTTGTAGATGGTGCTCCTGGAACACTTAATACTCTTAATGAAATTGCTACTGCAATCTCTAGTGGTGGTTCATTTGAATCTACAGTAGTACTCAAGTCAGGTTCTACTATGACTGGTGCTCTTACCCTGTCAGGTGCTCCTACAGTAGACCTACACGCTGCTACAAAGGCGTATGTAGATACTGTGGCTGGTTCTGCTACTGCTGCTGCAGCAAGTGCAACGGCTGCTGCTAACTCATACGATTCTTTTGATGACCGCTACTTAGGTAGCAAGTCATCTGCTCCTTCTGTAGACAATGATGGCAATGCACTTATTGAAGGTGCTCTTTACTGGAACTCAGTAGACAATGCTATGTACGCTTGGACAGGTTCTGAGTGGGGTTCAATCTCATCTACTGCAGAAATCTACCGCTTCCGCTTTACTGCTGCTGGCGGAGAAACAACAATCTCTGGTCTAGATGATAACGGACTAACGCTGTCATACCTTCCAGGTAAGGAGCAGGTATACCTCAATGGTGTACTCCTAGTTCGCACTACAGACTACACAGCATCCAATGGAACAAGCCTTACATCTCTTGCAGCCTTGGCTGCTAGCGACATACTAGAAGTAATTACATTTACATCTTTTGAAGTTGCAGATGCAATTGCTCGCACAGTCTTTGATGCTAAGGGTGACATACTAGTAGGAACTGCTGCAGATACCGTTGGTAAGTTAACACTAGGAACAA